CCCTGGCTCCGCCGTATCATATTTCGGGGACACTTCTGACGATGAACGTAACGACATTGTCACTAATTTTCAAAATCCTAAACATCCAGTACGGTTTTTTGTAGGTAATCCCGCTGTTGCTGGGCTAGGATTGACCTTAACTTCTGCACATTTAGTCATATATTATGCAAATGATTTTAATCTAACGAACAGGTCCCAATCCGAGGATCGATGCCATCGGATAAAACAAGAACATCCTGTAACATATGTTGATATCATATGTGAGGGAACTATAGATGAACGAATAGTGAAATCGCTCCAGAGTAAAATAAAAATTGGAGCTCAAGTATTAGGAGAGGAAGCGGCAGAATGGCTGACACTGAAAAAAAACACAACGTAGATACAATGGCAATGATAGAAGCTTTTTGTGAATACCGAGTTGGAAAGACTAATCTTAAATCAGCATCGAAAGAACTCGAGGCTTCAACCGGGTTACCGAAAGAAACGTGTGAAGCGTTGCTAAAAGAAATGAAAAGGCACAATGTCACGCAGATCCGAGGCTACACCAACGAACCAGAACGTCTTAAAAAAGGCAAAAAAGGTAAGCCGAATGATGCAAAGTTATAGCTTGTGCTTATTGAGTGCTTAGTCTATAGATCATGTATACAATTTACACAGGGAGTAGGCTATGTCTGCAAAAAAATATCGTACTGTTGCCATCTATGATGACGATCACGCTGATCTAAAACAATTGGCAGCTGACAACGCTCGATCCATACCAAAACAGATTTCGTTTATGGTTAGGGAGTTGGTAAAACAAAATTCTAATTCTGATAATTATTATGGGAAAGGTTGAGTTACTCCTCCAATCTTCTTGTCTGGTTAGCGATACCCATACTCCACTCCAATGGAGTAGACAGGATCTTTTAAATAATTATTAGGATAAGCACTCGTTGTTTAGTCTCTTTCATACGAGTGTTAAAGCCAGGGTAGGTTTTCATTTCCTTGTTACTACCCTGGCTTTTTTTATTATAGGAACTCTTCTTGAACTTCTGTCCAGTCTGCTTCCTCAATGATCGTGCCTTTGATCGCTCGATACTTAACATCTTCTCGTTTGTCTTTGTAGTTTAACAGAACCTTTACAACGAGGTCGTCTCCTTCCTCAATGCCTAGCTTCTCCACCATCCTAGCGTTGATGAACACACCTTCTCCTCTTTGAGTAACAGCAAACGCACTGTTCGAGTACGTTATGTCTGACACTGTAACAATTTTCTTTTCAGTTAACATATTTAAAATCCTTATTTATTAATTTACCTTCTATTTGTCCCGCTTCTATCGCACTCGCGAGAAACTCTTCCATGTCGTGATCCTCGAGCGCGAGTTGAGCGAAGCATGAGAACCGAGTTATACCTACCCATATAGCTAATCTCGTATCATAATCTTTGAGCTGCCACTCCGTGAACAACTTTGCTACATCGGAGTGCATCTTATACAACTCCTTGGGCTCTGCGGTCATTCATTTCTCCTTTTCTGTTTACCGAGCTCATCGAACCTCGGATCTTGATCCCAGTCTACCTCCGAAGTGTCCTCTTTATCTGATGCAGGATACACTTCCTTAAACCATTCTTTTAAATTTTTTAATGTTTGTTGCATTTAATCCTCTCTTCTAATGTAGTTAAATCTCGGTCGTGATAGTGTCTTCAGTCGCTTTCCATTTATCACTGACTTGGAAGTTAAAGGATAAACTGATGCGATCATCCTCATTATTGTTTGGTAAAACTTGGTGACTGAGGAAGCTAGGAAAAACTAGGATATCCCCTTCTTTGGGTGGGAAGAACCATTCAATGTTCCAATGAGGAGGAATCTGTTTTGGATCTTGAAACCTACCATAAAAGGATTCCGATTGAAGCATCATCCGATCATCGTTTTCGTTAATAACAAATTCACCCGATCCCTCTGAAGCCTTTAACCATATCACTCCCGAATACATCGATCCTGGGTGGGTGTGAGGAAGGTTCAGTCCATCCTTTCTATTTATATTGAACCAAGCATTCGACAAGATGACCTCGCCTTTTCTGTCTGATTGATGAATTGCTTGAACTAAAGTCCCAATATGAAAAAGAAGATCGTTTATTGGATCATCTTTCCTATCTGCATGATATTCAAAATCTCCAGATTGAAAGTTTAGCGGCCCCTTATTGCTTCGATGCCGAGACTCAGTGCTTTTTTCTAGTTTATAAATCTGATCAACAATAGGTTCTAACGCGACATCTCTAGGTAACGAAGTTCTCCATATAGGTTTCGGAAAAAAGTATTCACACTTAACATCCATGTTTTTAATCTCAGGCATTTTTAATCTCCTCTAACTGACGTTCAAGAACCGAGATCGCCGTCCTGATGTGCCCCGTACCTCGATCCTCGACTTGCGCTTTTAAGAGTTCAATCTCTTGCTTCAAGAATTTTTCCCTCATAGCATCCACTAATTGATCCATCTCAATAACTCCTTTCATTCATATGAGCGTACCTTGAGTATGGCATCTCATCATCTTGGCAATCCGAAAAGTCTCGGACAAAACCTGATCCATGACACTCCTCACAATCATACTCTTGCGACCCTTCAAAGATCAAGCCTTGCCACTTACAGTACGTGCACCCCTTAACAGGATACCAAACCTGGCTTTCTTCAAATTGTCCCAGGAGTTGGTCACCATCTTTGGCAACCACCATCTTAACACTTCCTCTCATCTCCAGTTCTCCTCTCTATAAAGACCTTCCTCGGCGGCGCACGACCAATCTGGGTCTGCCTCGCCTTGTTCATGATCATATACCCACACGTTACTCGCTCCGTGGACCTTGATCCATTCGGACCTGGTTAACTCCGATGCGTCTTCTTGCATCTGAATGAGCCTTTCTTTCATCTTACTCATTTTTATCCTCCTCTGTAAACTGATCAGACATTATGATTTCCTCTTCTTCTTGGTAAACTTAACCACTTGGTGATGCCGAGGGTGTTGGCGAAAGTTGTTTCTTTCTATAAAAAGTAAGTTCTCCTTATCAAAAGGTAATTTCATGACCCTCTCAGATATGTTTTTGTTTGTCGCATAATAATTCCATGCCCTGATTAGAAGCTGAGTTCGTTGATCAGATTTAAAACTAAAGTGAACCTCATTTTGAGCTTTTCTGTGATAAAAACTGTTTACCTTTACTAGTGTAGAGATTGGATAGATATCGGGCATACCTAGTGCTATAATATGACCTTCTTGGCTTAACTCGGCAAAAAATTCTGTGATAGCTTGCCTTGAAACTGGATCATCGTCCCTCAACACGGTAAACGCCAAGGTGTATAGTCCAGCCCAATCCACAAGCATATTCTTTTTTACATTCCTAGTCATATCAATAGCTTTTTCAGCCCAACCTTTTTCTTTTTCCGTTAGGGAATCCCAGAACTCTGTATTAAGATATCTGTCATTTAATTCAGACGAACTGTTCACTAATCTTTTGGGTCCGCTAGTGTCATTCCAATCATCTTGGTTTCTAAGACCATGCCAACATCTATAAAGATTAACTAGGTTAGACAACTTAGCGGAATTAGAAAAGCCTTGCGCTTTATACCATTCCGCTTCTGTCTTTGGTTTAGAAGTGTCTGAAATCAATATGGCTTTTGGATCTGTGCCTGATAATATTGTAATCCCCTTTATAACCTTACCAACATTCCTAATAGCTTGAAGTCGATGTTGTCCATTACCCGAAGATCCATTCCAATCAAATGTGAAAGTATCGTTCGTGACCATATACTTATCTCGGCGGATCTGGTCCTCATAGAATTTAATTTTAGAAGCACTCTTTTCCCTGTTTGGGTAAGATCCTTCATTAAGAGGTAAGCTTGTCAACCATCCCGCCATCCTTGGTGTGAACTCTGGAAAGAACCAAGGCCTACCGACCATTTCTTCAGTCCATTCTGGATGACTTCTTCCCTCGCATATAAACCGTGCACAGTTTTCCGGGACTCCCCCATACCAATCTTGAACTACCGTCAACCCACTCTGGTTGACTTCTCTATCACGAGCTCTATTTATAGTTTTTTGTATTTGATGACTGTTCTGACTTCTTCTTTTACTTTTCTTAGACATTATTTGTTTCCTTCTTTGTGTACTTGATTAATTTGTTGACCGATCCATCTCATTACAGGAACCGCCATTGAATTACCCATCGCCTTGTACCTCGGAGCATCTGGGCATAGTTCTGGCTTCTTTCCTCTCCACTCGATTTTAGTCCAATCGTCTGGAAAGCCTTGTAGTCTCTCGCATTCTCTCGGAGTCAGTCGCCTGACCTTCATGTCATATGACACCGCGTGTCTATCTCCTCTGGTCAAGGTGTTCATAGGCGCACCATCTTTTCCAATCCCAAGGCCATTGCCTTTTCCATCTCGCTTCTCGCCCCTCTTTCCAGAGTGCCTTGTCGCTTGATCATGAATTGGTATCGCCACCGCAGATTGCTTTGTGGTTTGTAGTGTCGGAACTGTATGCTTTGAAACACTCAGTCCATTGCTTGCACTATTCTGAGGACTGAACGTAATTAAATCAGTCGCATCCTTATAGTCTCTCGCCCGAACTGTACTCGCAATATCGTTCTTATCGGAGTAATGCCCATGCCCAACTCTAGCAAAAGTAACGAACGCTTCAGATTCTGTATTACCTCCAAAACCTACGCGAGAAAAAGGTGTACCCGATGCTGTAATTGTAGGAGCAACCTCTCCAGAATATGTAATATACGCTTCTGTCTCTACTCTTTCGTTTCCTGTGCTACTGAAAGGAGCACCTCTCGTAACTGTGGGGGCAACTCTTTCCCCCTTCTCTCTGCTCGGAGGAGGATTCCCCGACAGGCTCTCGGACTCAAAGAGTACTTTTCCAGCACTTCTCCAGTCTCCAAGACATCCGACAACGAACACACGTCTGCGCCTTTGGGGAACTCCGAAGTATTGAGCGTCCAACACTCGGTAGGCGAACCCATACCCGATTTTCCCCAACGCCGTGAGGAAGGTTCCAAAATCTCGTCCTCCATTGGAAGACAAGACACCAACGACATTTTCCCAGACAATCCACTTGGGCTTAAATTCGTCAGCCATTCTGAGATACTCAAGCATGAGGTTTCCTCTCTCGTCACCAAGTCCTTTTCTGAGGCCTGAGATTGAGAATGATTGGCAAGGTGTTCCTCCGACCAAAAGGTCAATTGATTTTTCATTTAAGTTCCACTCCTTATATTTTGTCATGTCTCCAAAGTTTGGGACATCTGGATAATGATGATTTAAAACGGCTGATGGGAACGCATCGAACTCCGAAAAGAATTGCGGTTCCCACCCTAAGTCATGCCATGCGACTGTAGCGGCTTCAACACCGCTACATACTGATCCATATTTCATAAGTACTTCTCCATGTAAGAGTATTTATCATCTATACTTAAATAACTTCTCAAAGTTGCCTCTGGCACTTCGGTGAGTAACATTCGAATAGAGGTCATATCACCCCATTTCACATCTTCTTTGATTTGATCTAATACTTGATCCATCAACCTCGGCAATTGCGTAGAAGATCTCTGTACCATCATGTCACCTCCTGAAAAATTCCAACTTCTGCTAATATATTCTCAATTATACCGCACTCGTCATTGAACTCGTCTTGCGCCCACTCGGAATAAGAAGTGTCACCGTTCTCAGCCTCAACAAGAACAGGGGTTTTGCCATACTCTGAATATCTTCGTGGATCAGCATCTATAAAGGCTAACATCCTTCGCTCTGCGAGTTGAGAGTACAACTCTACATATTCCTCTGAACTCAATACTAATTTAACTTTATTTGTCATCATCGTCCTTTCTGAAAGTTCATTTATATAATTTTTATATTTTTGATCAGTCATTTTACCCATCTTCATACCACTCTACATCACAGTAATTGCCATCACCGCTATTGCACTTATGGCACCAGAAATGTGGATCATCATCGAACCACCTTTTTTGCCAAACATTAAAATACATATTAATGGAGATGTGATTGCTACCGCAATCCTCACACACCATGTTATCAAAGTTATTCATAATCATTGTCTCTTTCTGAAGCGTTAGTGCTTCGCAAGAAGCGGACTGGAAATCCGCCTCTGCCGAAATACTACCTTTCCATATCCGATATTAAACATTTCAAGTTCTCGTCCGACCAATCAAAACCTTTTGAGTTCCATGCGTCATAAACTTCCGCGCAATGTATGGGATCGCCATCGTCATCCAACGTGCAATAAGCTTCAACCACATCGCCATACCATTCTTCTACGTCAACGAAAAACCATCGCCCCATCGCCTTATGCTTTTTGATCGGAGTATCAATACCCCGATTACCGAGCCAATTTAGTATATTAATACTCATCCCCAATCCTTTCTATCAGTACAATTCCTATAGCCTTGATAATATTCCAAATACTCCTGACAACTTAGGTCAGTGCGCTTTACAGATTGTAACGTATCCCCCTCAAAGTAATGAGGTTGTGGATCACGCCCATAATAAGCGTCCATATGACCACGATCCTCTGGACTACCATGTCTAACGTCTTTCATCACG